GATGCCGATTTCAAGCGGCACCTGGCGGCGGCGGCGCTCGATTTCGCGCGTCCGCGCCCTCGCACCGTGCTGGGCAGCCTGACCCTCACCGCCGACGAGGCGGCCTACGCGCTGCCGAACGACTTCCACGCCTTCAAGTGCGACCTGTGGGGCCTGGCGCCGAAGGCGCGGCCGCAGCCCTGGGAGAAGGGCTGGCCAGGCCCGCTGCCGCGGGCTGCGGTGGCCGAATCCGGCGGGGCGAAGAAGCTCACCCTGGCGCCGCCGCCCACCGCCGCGCAGATATCCGTGCTCGGCGCCGAGTACCGCTTCTATTACTACGCCAAGCATGCCATCGGCGCGGATGCGGCGAACACCACGATCGCCGCCGGAGACCGCGGGCTGCTGCTGCTGCGCGCCCAGGCCGAGGCGATGCGCGAGCTGGCCATGCGGAACATTCATAAGCCGGTGCAGCTGCGCGACGGGCTGACCGGCACGCCGCGCAACGCGCTTCCATCCCATCTCTACGAGAAGTTCATCGAGGAGTTCGAGCGGGCATGGAACTGAAGGTCGTCATCGACGACAAGGCCCTGCAGGAGGCCTTCGCCCGCGCGCCGGAGCGCATGGAGCGGACGCTCGACGACGGGCTGTCGCGCGCCGCCGACGAGGTCGCGCGCGCGGCGAAGCTGAAGGTGCCGTCGCTCTTCGGCACCCTGGCCAACTCCATCCTCAAGACGCAGGAAGGGCCGCTGCATTACGCCGTCTATCCGGCGGTTGGTTACGCAGCCGCCGTTGAGCGCGGTACGCGCCCAGGCTACATGCCGCCGCCGGAGAACCTGATGGGTTACATCCGAAGCCGGGGCGGCTACCGCGGCAATCTTGGCAAGCCTGGCAGTCCGAAGCGCGCCAGGCAGGCGGACGATATCCGCGACCGCGCCTGGGGGCTGGCGCGTTACATCCGGCAACGCGGCACGAAAGCGCATCCCTTCATGGCGCCTGCCCTGTCGGAGAACGAGTCGCGCCTGCGGCAGATGATCAGGCTGCGGCTTTGGGATGGGGCGCGGGAGGCGTTCGGGCAATGAGTCTGTCATCCCGCATGGAGTTGATCAGGTCGACGATCAGCGCGCAGTTGCCGGCGCGCGTGGTGACGCGTTCCCTGTTGGATTTCGCGCAACGCAAGGACGCCGATCTGCTGGCTGGCGTCTATACGGTGTTGTCTCGCGGCGAGCGCGATTACGCCGGCTACATTGGGCGAGAGGCTCAACTCGGCACACAGGATCTGCTGATCGTCGGGCAAATAAAGCTCGTCGAGACATCGGAGCCGTATGAAATCGAGGAAGCGGAGTTTGCCATGGTTGCCGAGATTTGCGCGTTTCTCGGCGCGCTGCCGGATGGCATCGGCGGCCTGAGGTTGAAGGGGTTCCGGCAGAGCGCTCAGATGGAGCACCCGTATGGATGGGTGGCCTTCGACCTGGAGATGAATTGATGTCGCAGCGCGAGATCGATCTCATCGTCATTCATTGTTCGGCGACGCCGAACGGGCGCGAGGTTTCCGCGTCGGATATCGACAGGTGGCACGGGCAGCCGGTGTTCAAGGACGGGGTAAAGGTACGCGAACACAAGTTCCTGCGCCGCGGCGAGTGGCTGGCGCGGCAAAATTCGCAGCTCAGACACATCGGCTACCACTTTGTGATCTACCTGGACGGCGCCATCGCGACCGGTCGGCACGTCGACGAGGTCGGCGCCCATGTCGCCGGGCACAACCTAAGCTCGCTCGGCATCTGCGTTGTCGGCACGGACAAGTTCTCGTGCGCACAATGGGGCAGCCTGGCCGCCCTGATTGACCGGCTGTGCCGTGAGGTCATTGGCGCCCGCGTTACAGGTCACCGGGACCTGTCGCCAGACAAGAACAACGACGGGCTGGTCGAGCCAGGGGAGTGGCTCAAGACCTGCCCGGGCTTCGATGTGTCCACCTGGTTGCGCGCCGACATGGTGCCTCCTGACGGGCACGTGCTGGAGGATGCGCCGTGACCGTCATTCATCTCGTGCACGGCATCCACGTCGAGGAGCGCGGAGGCAGCCCGCGCCTGCTGACCCCTTATCTCGTGGAGGCCGGCTTCGATGTTCGCGTGCGCAGTTACGGCAAGCTGAAGTGGTGGCAGGCACGGTGGACGAACGAAAAGCTCGCCGCCTGTTTCGCCGATTCGGTCGCGCCCGGAGACGTGCTGGTCACTCATTCAAACGGCGTAGCGATCGCCAACCTGATCTGCGACATGGGTGTGCCCGTCGGCGGCGTTGTGTGCATCCAGGGTGCGCTCGATGCCGACCGGGCGTGGGCGCCGCAGGTCCCATGGGTGGAAGTCATCGCCAACCGCGAGGACGGCGTGCTCACGGCCTCAACCCTCCTGTTCGGCCACATGTGGGGTGCCCTCGGGCGCGACGGTTACGACGGCCCGCCGGATCAACGCATCCGCACCACCTTTACCGATGACCGCAGGCCGAGGGGCATGCCGGAGGCACTTGGCCATTCAGAATTTTTAACGATGGAGAAGCTCGCTGCCTGGGGACCATGGCTGGCATGGCGCATTCGCGCGCGCCTTCATTCTGGCAAAGGATTTGTAGCGTGATGGACCCGATCGAGGAAGAGCTGACTGGAATGGATCGCAGGAGCAACCGATGGCACGTCGGCAAGGAGATCCCCATCGCGGTGATGGTGACGCTGCTGCTGCAGACATTCGGCATCGTCTGGTGGGCGGCCACTCTGTCCGGAAAACTCGACTCCGTCATGAATCAGGTCAAGGAAATGCGCGACGAGCGCTACACCAAGAACGACGCACAACGAGATTCCGCGCTCGTGCAGCAACGCTTCATCGACATAGAGCGGCGCGTGGATCGTATCGAGACAAATGACAGGAGGAATCGATGAAAGACAAATCGGAAGATGAGTACAGCGGCCAGGGTGGCAGCTATGTGATCGACCCTAAAACCGGACAGCGCCGTCTGGTCGAGCGCACGGCGGATGCCGCATTGCCCGGCCAGCCGAATGACGCGGAAAGCGCTCCCGCCGACAAGCCGCGTAAAGGAGACTGAACATGCTGAACAGAAAACGCACGATCCTGGCCAAGATCGAGGCCAGCTATGGTGTCGATCCGACTCCGACCGGAGCGGCAAACGCCATCCTGGTACGCAATCTCAACCCACGCCCACAGGAAGCCCAGACGGTGCCGCGCGACCTGGTGCGGCCCTACCTTGGAAATTCTGAAAACCTGCCGACGGCAATCCACGCCAAGCTCGACTTCGAGGTCGAGATGGCCGGCTCTGGTGCGGCCGGCACGGCGCCGGCCTGGGGCCCGTTGCTGCGCGCCTGCGCCTTCTCCGAGACGATCAACGCCGGCGTCAGCGTGGTATATGCACCCGTCTCGGCGGCCATGGAATCGATCACGCTGTATTTCAACGTGGACGGCGTGCTGCACAAGTTGTTCGGTGCGCGCGGCACGGTGTCGATAGGGCTGGCGAACAACCAGATCCCGGTGTTCCGCTTCTCCTTCACGGGCTTGTATCAGGCCGTGGTGGATGCCGCGGCGCCCAGCGTGACGCTGACGGCATGGCAGAAGCCGCTGCCGGTGAATCGGGTGAACACCACCGGTTTCAGCCTACATGGATTCTCCGCCGGAAAGCTGGCGGATTTGTCAGTCGACGCGGCGAACGAGGTGGTGTTTCGCTCCCTGGTAGGCGGCACTGAGGAAGTGCTGATCACCGACCGCAAGCCGGCCGGCAGCGTGCTCCTAGAGGCGGTGACGGTGGCCACCAAGGACTGGTGGACGAGCATCAAGGATGCCGCCACCGGCGCGCTGTCCATCACCCAGGGCACCGTGGCTGGCAACAAGGTGAAGCTCGATGCTCCGGCGGTTCAGCTCATCAACCCTCAGTACCAGGATTCCCAGGGCGTGGCGATGCTGCAAGCCGGCATGGTCCTGGTGCCGGGGTCGAGCGGCAACGACGAACTGACCATCACGGCGCTGTAGGGCGCCAGGAGAAAGACGCATGTTCAAGCTGGAGCCGAATCCGACCTTCTGGGCGAAGGTGCAGTTGTCCATCCCCGGCCAGGAGCAGCCCGTCGAGATCGAGGTGGAGTTCAAGCATCTCGGGCGGGAAGGGCTGAAGGGCTATTACGACGCGCTCGGCAAGAAAACCAGCGCCGAAGGCCTGGCGGAGATCGTCATGAACTGGCGCGGCGTCGATGCGGAGTTTTCGCGAGAGTCGCTGGAAAAGCTGTTGGCGAATTACCCGGCGGCGGCCGGCGAGTTTTACGACACGTTCCGTCGCGAGTTGTTGGAGTCGAAGGCAAAAAACTGATCGAGGCCGCCCGCCTGTGGGTGCGCGGCGGCCGGCCGGACAGTGCGGAAGCGGTGGCGGACTTGCGCCTGTTCGGCCTCCGCGAGGAGGAGATCGCGCAGGCGGCGGCGGAATTGGGGCAGGGGGAGCCGGAGTTTCTGGGCATTTTCCCGGAGAACTGGGAGACGGTGAGCGTGTTCGTGGCCATGGAAACGCAGTGGGACGTGGCGGTCGGGCCGATGGGTGGCCTCACGCGCCTGGGGCTGAAATACCCCTCGTTCGAGACGGTGGCGAGGAATCTGGGCGTGAAGCGGAAGCGCCGGCCGGAAGTGTTCGACGGCCTGCGGACGATGGAACTGGCGGTTCTGGGAGCGGGCAATGAATGAAGTCCGGGTCGATTTCACGGGGGATGCGAGCGGCATCAAGGCGGCGGCGCATCAATCCGCCGCCGCCCTGGACGAGGTGCGCAAGGCGAAAAATGCGCTGGCAATCGCGAACGCCGACTCCAGTAAAGCCGCGCTCGACTACATCGAAAAACTCAAGCAAGAGGCCGCCACGCTTGGCATGACGGCCACGCAGAAGCGCGTTTACGAAGCCGCCGTCAAGGGAGCCAGTCAGACCGATCAGGAAGCGGTGCGGATCCTCTCGGACAAGATTGAGGCGCACGGTCGGGCGGAAAAGGCCATGGTCACGGCCGGCCGCGCCGGCGCGGTCGCAGGCGCGGCGATCGCCGCCGGACTGGTCAAGGTGCTGAAGGATTCCGTCACCGCGGCGATGGAAGCCGAGCAGGCAATGCTGCGGCTGGATGCCGTCTACAAGGCTTCCGGCGGCGCATCCGGCCTGACGCGCGGCGCGCTGGATTCCATGGCCGAGAATCTAAAGGAAAAAACCGGCTTTGACGACGACAAGATCCGCGAGTCGATGGCAGTGCTGCTGACGTTCCGGAACATCGGCCGTGAGAGCTTCGGCGAGGTGATGTCCGTCGCCGCCGATTTATCGCGCGTCATGGGCACCGACCTGCAGAGCGCCACCGTTATGCTCGGCAAGGCCCTGGAGAACCCGGAAAGCGGATTGACGGCTCTCACCCGGGCCGGCGTCAGCTTCAGCGATTCGCAGAAACAAAACATCAAGGATATGGTCGAGATGGGCCGTCAGGCCGAGGCCATCACCGAGATCCTGCGACTCATGAGGGAGCAGGGCATCAATGGTGCGGCGGAAGCCATGAACACCGGACTGTCCAATGCGACCAACGATCTCAGGCTGGCGTGGGACGATATGCTGAAATCCATGGGGAAATCTCCCGAGCTGAAGGCGACTGTAGAAGGCACGTTCGGCGCCATCGCCAGGAAACTGGAGGATGTGAAGCGCATTTCAGAATCCGGCGACTGGCTCGACAAGGTGCTGCTTATCGCGTTCAACTACACCTCTCCCAGCATGCGGAAGGAAAACCAGTGGGAGGGCTCTGTCGGCGGATCGGAGGCTCGAAAAGCCCGTGAAGCCCAGGAGGCCCAGCGTCGGCAACGGTTGGCCGACCAGCGCTCATCCTTTATGCGGGAATACGAGACGCCGGCGCAGAAACGCGATCGCGAGCTGAACCGCGCGGCGCATCTTTTTTCCGGCTCGGACGATCTGGAGACCGCGCTGGAGGCCGTGCGGAAGAAGTTTTCCCGCAAGGGGCCGGCGCAGAAGGACGATTTCGGCGAACTGATGAACCGGCTTTCCGGGCTGGACCCGAACTTCAGCAAGGAACTGGAGACGCTGCATAAGCGTTACGACAGTGGCCGCATCAGCCTGGACGAGTACCGCGGCGCCGTGGAAAAGCTGATCGACAAGCAACCTTTCGCCCAGGCCCAGCACAAGGAGCAGAAGAAGTTTCTCGAGGAAGAGGCCAAGGCGCGCAAGGAGGTGCTGGATGCCGCCTTCAGGCAACTGGATCAACTGGACCAGGAAGCCGACCGCCTGCGCCTGCACAACGAGGAGATCGGGCTCACGAAGGAGCAGCTCGCGGCCCTTAAGGTGGCTCGTCTGGACGACGCCATCGCCATCAAGGAGCGCCAGGCTGCCGTGGCCGCGGCCACCTCAGACGACGCTGCCTACATCGAAACATTGAAAGAGCAGGCAGAGCGCCTGAGGGATATCCGCAATCTTACCGCCTCTGGCGCCGCCCGCCAGGCCGCCGCAGACGCCGCCAAAAAACCCGAAGAAGAATGGAAGCGCACCTCCGAGAACATCGAGCGCAGCCTAACCGACGCGTTGATGCGCGGCTTCGAAGGCGGCAAGGACGCTGGCAAGAACTTCCGCGACACCCTCAGGAACATGTTCAAGACCCTGGTGCTGCAGCCGCTGCTGAAGCCGATCGTCGAGCCGGTGTCCAGGGCCATGTCTGGAATCGGGCAGGCGATCAGCGATGCGCTCCTGCGCGGCATGGGTGGCAGCGGCACTGGGTTCGACTTCGGCGGCACCCCCTCCGGAGCGCTCGATTTCTTCGTCGCGGATGGGTTGCATTCTGGCGGCATCGCCGGACGCGAGCCCAGCTTTACGCGCCGCTTGCCGGCGTCGGTCTTCGACGGAGCGCCGCGCCTGCACGGCGGCGGCATCGCCGGCGACGAGGTGCCGGCGATCCTGCGCCGCGGCGAAGGCGTGTTTACGGAAGGTCAGATGCGCGCGATGGGCGGCGTGACGAACAACGTCTCCGTCATCGTCAACGCCGAAGGCGGCCGCGTGCAGGGGGATACAGCCAACGCCGCCGAACTCGGCCGCCGCATCGACGGCGCTGTGCGCGGTGTGCTGCTGAAGGAGATGCAGCCCGGCGGGCTGCTGGCGGGTGCCTGAGCATGCCAACGTTCAACTGGATCCCCGACTACCACTGCGCGATCGAGATCGAGCCGCGCGTGGCGTCGGCGCGCTTCGGCGACGGCTACGAGCAGCGTGTCGAGGACGGCATCAACGCGCAGCCGAAGGCCTGGGACCTCACCTTCTCGGTGCGCAGCAACAGCGAGGCCGCCGCCATCATGGACTTTCTCAAGACCCAGGGCGCCGCCAGCTTCGACTGGACGGACCCGGACGGCGAGGCGCTGAAGTGGGTCTGTCGCCGTCGCCGGAAGCAGATGGACGGCTACAACAACAACGCGGTCAGCGTCCGCTTCGAACAGGTCTTCGGCGAATGACCATCGAAGCCGACATCCAGAAACTCGCCCCCGGCGCCCTCGTTGACCTCTTCGAGCTCGACGCCACCGCCATCGGCGGCGCGGTGGTGCGCTTCCATGCCGGCGTGAACGGGCTGGGCTCGGACGTGGTGTGGCAGGGCAACACCTACACGCGCTTCCCGATCGAGGCGGAGGGCTTCGAGTGGAACGGCAAGGGCGCGCTGCCGAGGCCGAAGTTGCGCGTGGCCAACATCACGGGGCTGATCGGCGCCCTGGCGCGCGAGCTCGACGACCTGGTCGGCGCGCAGGTGACGCGCCGGCGCACCTTCGTGAAATACCTCGACGCGGTGAACTTCGCCGGCGGCGTCAATCCGACCGCCGACCCGAACGCCCACTTCGTTGACGAGGTGTATGCCGTCGAGCGAAAGAGTGCCGAGAATGCCGTCTTCCTCGAGTTCGAACTGGCTGCCGCCTTCGATGTGCAGGGCGTCATGCTGCCGCGCCGCCAGGTGGTGCAGAACGTCTGCACCTGGCGCTATCGCGGCGCCGAGTGCGGCTACGCCGGCGGCGCGGTGGCAAACCGCAACGATCAGGCGACCACGGTGCTGGCGGAGGATGCCTGCGGCAAGCGCCTCGCTTCGTGCAAGCTGCGGTTCGGCGAGTACGGCGAACTGCCCTACGGCGGCTTCCCGGCGGTGGGGCTGCTGCGATGAACCTCTCCGAACGCCTCCTCGCCGAGATCCGCGCCCACGCCGCGCGCGACTACCCGCGCGAGGCCTGCGGCCTGGTGGTGGTGGCCAAGGGGCGCCGCCGCTATGTGCCCTGCCGCAACCTCGCCGAGCGCGTCGAGCACTTCGTCCTCGATCCGGCCGACTGGGCCGCCGCCGAGGATGCCGGCGAGATCGTCGCCGTCGTGCATTCGCATCCGAACCTGCCGCCGTCGCCGTCGCAGGCGGATCTCGCTTCCTGCGAAAAATCCGGCCTGCCCTGGATCATCGTCTCCTGGCCGACCGGCGCCGTCCATACGTTTGCACCCGGCGGCTTCCGCGCGCCGCTCATCGGTCGCGAGTTCGTCCTCGGCGTGCACGACTGCTATGCCCTGGTGCGCGACTACTACCGCGATGCGCTCGGCATCGAGCTGCCCGATCTCCCGCGCCCGCCCGGCGAGTGGTGGCTGAAGGGCATCGACTTCATCCGCGCCAGTCTCGACGCGGCCGGCTTCGCGATCGCTGCGGACGGCCCGCGCCCGCACGACATGCTGATCATGCAGACCAACAGCCCGGTGTGGAACCACACCGGCGTCATGCTCGATGGCGGCCACCTGCTGCACCACTTCGCCGGCCGGCTCTCCAGCCGCGACGTCTACGGCGGCTGGTGGCGCAAATGCACCGTCGCCATCGCGCGGCACAGGAGCCTGGCATGATGCTCGTCCTCCTCTACGGCGAGCTGGGCCGCCGCTTCGGCCGGGTGCACCGCATCGACATCCGCACGCCGGCTGAAGCCGTGCGCGCGCTGTGCGCCAACCACAAGGGCTTTCGCGCCCACCTGGTCGAGCACTCCGAGCCGGGTTACCGCGTGCTCGCTTCCGGCCAGGCGGTCGGCGCTGACGCGCTGCACGACCCGGCCGGCGCCGGCACCATCCGCATCGTGCCGGTGGTGGCCGGCGCGGGCAAAGGCGGGCTCGGGCAGATCTTGCTCGGTGTGGCGCTGATCGGCTTGTCCTTTATCCCCGGCCTGCAGGCGCCGCTGTTCAGCATCGGCACCTTCGACATTTCCATCGCCAGCATCGCCGGCAGCATCGGCCGCAGCCTGCTCTTCTCCGGCATCTCCTCGATGCTGTTCGAGCCGCCGAAGCCGCAGTCGGTCGACAAGCCGAACAACCTGCCATCCTATGCCTTCGACGGCGCGGTAAACACCGCCGCCCAGGGCAACTGCGTGCCGATCGCCTACGGCCTGGTCGAGGTCGGCTCGCAGGTGGTCTCGGCCGGCCTCTCGGCGTCGCCGATATGACCGCCCGCCTGCCCACCCACATCATCGGCGCCGGCGGCGGCAAGGACGGCGAGAGCGGCGGCAGATCGCCGGTCGAATCGCCCGACAGCCTGCGCTCGAAGCAGTACGCCCGCGTCATCGATCTGGTGTCCGAGGGCGAGATCGAAGGGCTGGTCGACGGCCTCAAGTCCGTCTATCTCGACGGCACGCCGATCCAGAACGCCGACGGCAGCTACAACTTCAAGGATGTCAGCCTGATCACACGCACCGGGACTCAGGCGCAGTCGCCGATCCCCGGCTTCCCGACCGTGGAGAGCGAGCGCGCCGTCGGCGCCGAGATCAAGGCCAGCCAGGCGGTGACGCGCTCGATCACCAACGTGAACGCCGATGCCATGCGGGTGACGATCTCCGTCCCGCAGCTCGCCTTCCAGAACACCGAGACGGGCGATCTCACCGGCACCAGCGTCACCCTGCAGATCGACACCCAGTCGAACGGCGGCGGCTTCGTGCCCTACGCGGTCGGCAAGAAGTGGGACACCTCCGGCATCGTCCTCGATGCCGCCGCCTATCGCGTTTGGCAGGGCGCGCAGAAATACGGCATCGGCATCCGCGTGCGCGCGAACCTGGGCTACCCGGACCCGAACTGGGTCGGCGGGGAGGGCAGCTACGGCACACAGCCCACGATCTACGGCAGCGTCATCTTCGACGTGCAGTACCGCGCCATCGGCGCCGGAAGCTGGACCACGCTGGCCAGCCACACGCTGTCCGGATCGGACGTGACTTTTGAGGGCAAAGGTGTCGTCTACGAATACACCGGCCAGCCGATCCAGACAGCCGTCATGCCGGAGCGCACCTACCGCACCGCCGAGCTGCCGCTCGACGACTACGAAATGCGCGTCGTGCGCACCGGCGGCACCGGACCGACCACGCTTACCGTGCTGGGCGGCGAGTCCTATTCTCTCGACTACGACCTCATCATCACCGGCAAGACTACAAGCCGCTACCAGCGCAGCCTGCGCGTCGAGCTGGCCGGCAGCCCGCCCTGGGACGTGCGCGTGCGCCGCATTACGGCGGATCCACCCAGTCGAACCTGCGCAACCAGACCTGGTGGGATTCCTACACCGAACTGATCGACGCGCGCCTGCGCTGGCCGAACAGCGCCTTGATGGCGCTGTCGATCGATGCCGCGCAGTTCCGCACCATCCCTACGCGCGGCTACCTCATCAAGGGCGTGCGCCTGCGCCTGCCCTCGAACTACAACCCGCACGACCGCAGCTACACCGGCGCCTGGGATGGCACCTTTCAGGTCGCCTGGAGCAACAACCCGGCCTGGGTGTTCTACGACCTTGTCACCAACGAGCGCTACGGCCTCGGCGAGTTCATCGACGCCGCACAGGTCGACAAGTGGGCGCTCTACGAAATCGCGCAATACTGCGACGAGCTGGTGCCCGACGGCTTCGGCGGCATGGAGCCGCGCTTCACCTGCAACCTCTACCTGCAGACGCGCGAAGAAGCCTACCGCGTCATCAACAACCTGGCCTCGATCTTCCGCGGCATCGTCTTCTGGAGTGCCGGCGCCATCACCGCCGTGCAGGATGCCCCCGCCGACACGGCCATGCAGTTCACCGCCGCCAACGTCATCGAGGGACGCTTCAACTACCAGGGCTCCGCGCGCAAGACCCGCCACACCGTCGCTCTGGTCTCGTGGAACGATCCGGCCGACCACTTCCGCCAGAAGATCGAATACGTCGAGGATGAGGACGGCATCGCCCGCTACGGCATCCAGCAGATCGAACTGGTCGGCTTCGGCTGCACCTCTCGTGGCCTGGCGCACCGCATCGGACGCTGGCTGCTCTACAGCGAGCGGATGGAGCCCGAAACCGTCACCTTCCGCGCCGGGCTCGACGGCACCTTCTGCTGGCCGGGCGCCGTCATCCGCACGACCGATCCGGCGCGCGCCGGCAAACGCCACGGCGGCCGCGTCGTCGCCGCCACCGCAAGCTCGGCGACCTTCGACGCCGCGGTGACGCTGGAATCCGGCAAGACCTACACCCTCAATGTCATCCTGCCCGACGGCACGCAGGAGTCCCGCGCCGTCACCACCGGCGCCGGCGCCACTGCCACGCTTGCCGTCACGCCCGATTTCACGACGGCGCCGCAGGCCCAGTCCGTGTGGACGCTCACCGCCTCCGACCTCGTGCCGGAGACCTGGCGCGCGCTCGCCATTACGGAGGTCGACAAGACCCAGTACGAGATCACCGCGCTGACCCACCGCGTCGACAAATTCGCTGCCGTCGAGCAGAACCTTGTGCTCGAGCCGCTGCAGACCTCGGCCATCAGCGCCCGGCCGTCGCAGCCGACCGACGTCGACGTGGTGGAAGGCCTCTATCTCGTCACGCCGACCATCGTCGGCGCGCGCATGACGGTCAGCTGGCTCGGCACCATTCCGCTCTATGAGCTGCAGTACCGCGCAGTCGGTTCCGGCAACTGGACAACGGTCACCGTCACGTCCTGCTCGGTGGACATACAGCCGGTCGAGGCCGGCGATTACGAGTTCAGCCTGGTCGGCATCAATGCCCTGGGGCTGCGCTCCGCGCCGCTGGCCTTCACGAAAACCATCTACGGCCTATCGGTGGTGCCGGCCAACGTCTCCGGCTTCACCCTGGCCGCCATCGGCGGCGCGGCGCACCTGGCCTGGAATCCGTCGCCCGATCTCGACGTCATCGTCGGCGGGCACCTGCGCATTCGCCACACGCCGGAGATCGTTACGCCGGAATGGTCGAGCGCAGTGGATATCGGCCCACAGATCCCGGGCAGCGCCACCACGGCCGTGCTGCCGCTGCTGTCCGGCACGTATCTGGCAAAGTGGATCGACTCCGGCGGCCGTCAGTCCGCCGCTGCCACCGGCATCGTCACCGACGCGCCCAGCGTGCTGGGCCTGAACATCGTCGAAACGGTGACGGAGCATCCAGCCTTCTCCGGCACAAAAACGAATGTGGCCGTGCTCGACGGCGGCCTGACGCTGGACTCTGCCGAAACCATCGACGAACAGCTCGCGAGCATCGACACCTGGCCGCGGCTCTCCGTGTTGGGCGGCATATCGATATCCGGAGAATACGCCTTCGCCGGCAGCGTGGATCTCGGCAGCGTGCAAACGTCTCGACTGACGGCGACGCTGTTCGCCTCCGGCGTCGACCTGCTCGACCTGATCGACGAACGGTCGAACGTGGATTCCTGGCCGAACGTCGACGGCGATCTCATCGATGACGTGAGCTGCACGCTGTACGTGCGCACTACGCCGGACGATCCGGCCGGCACGCCCGTCTGGAGCGCCTGGGCGCCTTTCGTGGTCGGCGACTACACCGCCCGCGCCTTCCAGTTCAAGGCCGTGCTCGCCACCGCCTACGCCACGCACAACATCCTGCTGTCCGAACTTGCGGTCACCGTCGACATGCCGGACCGCGAGGAAGTCGGCGAGGACATCGTCAGCGGCGCCGGCACCTTCAACGTCGTCTATTCGCTGCCCTTCATGGTCAAGCCTGCGGTCTCCATCACCGCCCAGGACATGGCCACCGGGGACTACTACACGATCAGCAACAAAACCGTGGCTGGCTTCGACATTGTTTTCAGGAATGCCGCCGGCGCCGCTGTTTCCCGAACCTTCGATCACCGATCCAGGAGCTACTGATGCCTCAACACGACATGATTCTGGCGGACCAGGCCGGCGCCGCATTCCGTGCCGACCTCAACGATGCGCTGGCCGCCCTGGTGGCGCAGAACAGCGGCGCCACCGAACCCGCAACGATGTATGCCTATATGTTCTGGGCAGACACTACCGCCGGCCGGCTCAAGCAACGCAACGCCGCGAACAACGCTTGGCTTGATAGAGGTCCGCTCGCCGGCGTCTTCGCCACTTTCACCGAACTGGTCAAATTCGACAAGGGCGCCGACATCGCCTCCGGCGCAACCGTCGATCTGGGCACCGCCACCGGCAACAGCCTCACCGTCACCCACAGCACCGGCACGACGGCAATTACTTCGCTGGGCGGCGCATCGCTGCCGGCCGGCACGGAGATCGAGACCATCTTCAGCATCAGCGGCGGCACGCTGACCATCACGCACCACGCGACGAACCTGTATCTCGCCGGCGCGGCGAACATCACGCTGGCCGACAAAGACGCGATCCGCTGGCGGAAGATGCGCGACTCGAATGCAGAATGGAAGATGGTGGGCGGGGTTCGGGCAAATGGTGCGGCGTGGGCGTCATCCTCTTACTACGCCGGGCAGGTTCTTCAAGAAGTCTACGCGACTGACGCCGGATCGACGACCGCTTCCGCAACCCTCGCAAACGTTACCGCCGGTGCAAAAACGATAACTCCAAAGTCATCAAGCAGCACAATCATTGTCGAGTGCATGTTCCAAGGGATTATTACGGCAGGCGGAGCCGGCACCAACACAACGGCAGCTTTTCGCCTATACGACGATGGCAACAGCGCGAACATTGGGACTGAATATTCTCTAGGCGTCGTTTCTGGCGCAGGTGCGAATGTGCAGACTCAAGTACCCTGCCGCCTCGCTGCCTACGTTAGCAACAGTGCATTGACGGCCCGCAGTTTCATATTGAGGGCGCGCTACGGCACGACCTACGCGACGGTTACAGCCACGAATCATGTGTGGCGCATTCGCGAGGTGCAGAATTAATTGATGGAGGTAATCATGCGCATCGGGGAAACAATTACTGATGAATTGAAAGCTGCCGGGGTACTCGGCCTACCGTTCTCGTGGGCGTCCGACGGCACGCTGTATTTCGAGACCGGAGTGACCGTAGAACAGCGTCAAGCTATAGAGGCCGTTTTTGCAGCGCACGTGCCACCTACGCAGGAATCTCTTGACCGGGCAACCGAAATTCGCCGGATCAATGCACATCGCAACATCTCGTTGGACGCTGGCGTGCTCTGGCACGGGCGGCGCTGGCATATGGACGATGTCATGCGCTCGGCGCTGCAGTGGCGCATCACGCGCTGGCAGCTCGGCAGATTGGCGGCCAATGCTGCGCTGCCTGTGCGTGCGATGGACAACACCATCCATCAGCTCGGTCGCGACGACCACCTCGCCCTGGCCGAAGCCATCGAGGCCGCAGGCGGCGCGATCTACGCCGAGTCATGGGCAGCGAAGGACGCGCTGTGAGGCGCCTGATCTTTCTCCTCTTCGCCGTCCTGCCCGGGCTGACTTTCGCGGCCCCCGACCCGCTCGCCGAAACCCGCTACTGCGGCGAGCCGAAGCGCGCCGCCAACGGCCACATCCTCCGCCGCGCAGACGTGCTGGTCGCCTTCCGCCACCTCTACGCCTGCCCGGGCACCGGCCTGCATCAAGGCCCGTGCCCCGGCTGGGCCATCGACCACGTCGTCCCGCTCGCGGTGGGCGGCTGTGACGCGGTGCGCAACCTGCAATGGCTGCCGGCGGCGCTCAAATCGTGCTCGGGCGGGCTGTGCAAGGATCGCTGGGAAAGGACGGTGTACAAACGATGAAAAAGACATCTGCCATAGATCATGTTGTGGTCGGCATGGTCGTGGGTTTATTTCTGGCCATGCTGGTCTTCGCCCTCACTTGGCCGGAAGCGCCTCCGCCGGCCCCGGCTCCGGCCCCGGTCGCGCATCAGCCCGCGCCCGCCTGTCCGGTGTTCCAGTTCCCTGAACCCGTTTCGCCACCCGTCTGTCAGCCCGGCATTTCTCCCGCCCTGGTGCTCGACGTCGTGAAAGGATGCCGCGACGGCTCGCTGGACGTGTCCGAGGACAACATCGCGGTACTGAAGCAGAGGGAGTAAAAAGACGGCGCGACCGGGCAAGGTGCGCAAACACCCCGCCCGGCCGCCCTCGGCAGAGCATGCCTGCGTCAGGCCAGGGCGCCGCCACCGTGATCACGGCGGGCCAAGCCTACCACGCAAAGGTGTCTCATGAATGCTCCGATCATCCCCTGGGTTGGCGGCAAGCGCCGCCTGGCCCGTCAGCTGTTGCCGAAATTTCCTGAACACGAGTGCTATTGCGAACCCTTCTGCGGCGGGGCGGCCCTGTTTTTCCTGAAGGAGCCGTCGCCCGTCGAGGTGCTGAACGATATCAACGGCGATTTGGTGAATCTGTATCGGGTGGTGCAGCATCACCTCGATGAATTCGTGCGCCAGTTCCGCTGGTCGCTGGCCAGTCGGCAGTTATTCCAGTGGCTGGCCATGACACGGCCGGAGACGCTGACGGACGTGCAGCGGGCGGCGCGCTTCTATTACCTGCAGCGGCAGGCCTTCGGCGGGAAGGTGGCAGGACAGACCTTCGGTACGTCGACGACGTCGGGGCCGCGCATCAACCTGCTACGCATCGAGGAGGACCTCAGCCAGGCGCACCTGCGGCTGGCGCGGGTGACGATCGAGAATTTGTCCTGGGCAGACTGCGTGGCGCGCTACGATCGGCCGCACACGCTCTTTTATTGCGACCCACCCTACTGGGGAACGGAGGGCTATGGCGTGGCGTTCGAGCTGGAGCAGTACGATCGGCTTGCCGGGTTGGCTCGTACCACCAAGGGACGCATGTTGATATCTGTGAACGGCATCCCGGAGATGCGACGCGCCTTCAAGGGGCTGCCGATGGGGCGTGTGGATATCCGCTACCAGGTGGGCGGGGCAGGGCGGAGCGGAAAGGCGAGCGGGGAGTTGGTGGTGCGGAACTGGCGCTGACTTCCGCAACGCCGGCTTAATGCTTGGTGCCGATACCGGCCAGCCCGAACAGAATGCCGGCGGCAAAAGCGCCTATCAGAAAGAGAATGATCAGCGCGGGTATCGCCGCGATCGCCAGCTTGACCAGGAAGACAACCATCGATCCAAAGCCCATCTGGGCATCACGAATCGCGACGCTGACAGGATTGCAGTCGGCACCGGGCCGGCCACAGTGCGGGCAGAAGGCGGCGTGGGTGCTGACGGCGCCGGCGCATTCAGGGCATTGGGCAATAGCCATAACTTTTAGTCTCCACTAAAATTTATTCCTGCCTCCCCAGAAAGTTCTTTGAACCCTCCGTTTTGGGTCGTCACCAGAGCGCAGCATATCGAGAAGATACTTCTTGACGTCTTCAGAAAGCAATCGGAACAGAGAGATTAGCTCAACCTCATCAGATGTGAGCCCACTAGGAGCCCGCGTCCCCAAAGTAATCTCATCGCGATTCGGCATTATTTGAACAGTGATAGTAGTGCCAATTGCTTCTCCGGCGGCATGCGGCGAAATACCTGAAGCATCTGTTTTTCCGATTCCGTGATGTCGTGCTGGTAGGCTGCCGTCGTGGCCGTCACGGAGTAAGCCACAGGATCCCGCAGGCTAGCAGCGAGGCGGGCAATCACCTCGGTGTTCATGCTGCGGCCGTTCCTCTTAGCCTCGGCCTCGATCTTCGCCTTCAATTCCGGCGGCATACGTACCCCA